ATACTCAAAATTTTCTATAACTGGTATAATAAAGTTTGCATTGTCATCTTCAATCCAACCATGTTTAACCATTTCATCTTGTACAGTTTGTAATGGATTTACATGATCAAATTTATGACGTGTTCCACGAATAAATTTAAAAGAAACATATACTGGTAATTTATATTTAGCAAATTCTTTTGCAAAAGAAGCTGCATACTTCTTATAGATACTTTCTGTATCTTTTCTATACTTCATAGTAGTTTTACTTGCTATAAAAAATTTACCTGTCCACCTTCTACTATTTTTTGAACTAGGTACATTCCCTGGAATAAACCATTTCATAGTTTTAATGTTTTAGATAGCAGTGGTGCTATAATTTCTTTTATTTTATTTATACCGTGTAACTTTACAGCATCAGATAAATCTTTTTCTATTTCTAAAAATGTCCCATGAATATTATAAGCTTCCTTATATTTCTTTATTGCATTATGACCTGCTTGATCATTATCAAATAAAGTAATAACTTTAGAATATTTTTCTTTTAAGTTATTTATTACATAGGGTTTTATTAATGTATTTTCACTATCTGGTGCTATTACTTCAACATTAAAGTTAAAGTGTCTTAAACACATTGCATCTTTTAATGATGAACATATTATAAGATTTGGTTTTTGATATTTAAGTTGATCTATACCTTGTGTATATGGTGTTACTTTTATGAATTTATAATTTTTTTGAACAGGTTGATATATTTTATATATGTCTCCGTATTTATTAAAGTAACCATACATTTGTTTATTTCTTATAGTAATTTTATCAAATGTATTTTCACCTTCTTTAATCATATTATAATATTCAATTGGGTAAACATTATATTCTTTTAGTATAGATGATCCTATATTAAATGATAACCAAAAATCAATATCTGTTTGATACCAATTTCTTTTCTTAATAAAGTCAACTTTATATCTTGCAGCAGGTGTACATTCTATTCTATCATGTTCTCCGTGCTTAAGAATATATTTATTATAATCTTCTATTATATGAAACAATGCTTGTGAAAAATTTAAATTAAATATCTCTTTAACTAAATCAATAGCACTGCCCTGTTTACCAGAACTAAAGTCTTTAAATTTATATTGACCCGCACCTTTTGCAAAGTATATAAACATACTTGGTGTTCTCTCAGTAGGATTAAAAATAGATTTAACTTGTAAATCTTGTCCAAATAATCTTTCTGGCAAGTCTAAATAAAATTCAAATACCCAAGCACTGTCAACATCTTTTTGATCTGATATAAAATTTTTTGTACTTATCATAATAGTAATATAGTTTAGGGCTGAGGTTTGGATAACGCAAGTGTTTTCTCCTCAATTAAGTTGGTATAACCACGTCTGGATTTACACCATTCAACACCCTTTACTATAATTTAGGTAAATGTATTAACGGTTAATGGCTTATGCCTAAGATACCTAAAGTTCAAAATCAGATCCTGTTGAACCATTTTGTTTTGGTTCAAAAGATTGATTAGCATTATCTTTTTTAGCCACTGGTCTAACATGAACAGATGCATCAAACTTTAATAATCTACTGTTTTCTACATCAGTTTTTTCTAAACCTACACCGTCTTTAGATATTCTAGGAATATATAAATCATTATTTACATAACCTTCTTTATTTTCCCATTCACGGCTAGCTAAACAAGAGTTAATAAATTTACTACCTTTTTCATTGCTAGTAAATAATGAATTACATTGATTTACAAAATCCTCTATTGTTTCTGCCTCAATAGAATCTAAATCATCTCTCATTTCAAGTACTTCACCAAGGAAAATCATTGACTTAAGAACTTCTTGATCCTTATTTATTTCTCTACCACTAGGTAAAGTAGCATCTTTATATGGATATGGTGTCATTCTTATTCTTCCTACTTGACCTTCATATCTACCTAATGATGGATTGTTTTGATCAATTAAAAATCCTTCAAACTCACCTCCAAGAGGTTTAGTTTCTACATGTAACATAATATTATGAGCATCTTTGTCATATGGTGTTACATCATAAGTAATTTTATTAATTTTGATTTCATGATTACCTGGTCCAAGAACTGGTCTAGCTTTACCAGATCCTACTTGCATGTCTTTAGTGTTTAACATAACTTTTGTTTTTAAATTTAATTCACTCATTTTACTCTTTTTAAGATTCATACTTTGTTATACAGTCTTTTACTAACTGTAAATCATTTTCTATAAAGGGTTCATCAAACATTCCCATTGGTGATTTACATGTGTTTTCACCATTGTTTACTGTATCAAACCCATATTCTAAACTGTCTTCTGTTTTCTTTACTCTACCAAATAAAACTATTGAAAACAAACCTTCTAGTGTTAAAGTATTGTCTATCATTTTACCAATAGTTTTAGCTTTAACTTTTCTATGTCCATTTACATCTGTTGATTCTTCTGAATGAGTTAGAAAAAATACGTATAAGTCTTCTCTCAGATCTTTTGGCATTTTAGCAACTTGTGCTAAGTTAGCTGCAATCTGTGTAAACTTATCATAACCTTTTTCATTAGCTCTATCAAAATATTCAAATGAACTCATATACTGCCAATCATCTATAATTAGATTTTTTACATTTGGCATTTTATCATTTACATGTTGTATAGCTTTTACTATACCAGCAGCTGAAGAAGCTGAAGTCATATTACCTTTAGGATTATCTTTACTAATATTTGTATAATTTTTTTTCCAACCTTTAAATGGTAGTGGTTTATTAGCAATGTTAATAATAAAAGTTTCTTTTGGATCTAGGTTTCTCATACTAGTTGATTTACCTGTACCTGAGTCTGCAATAATTAATACGCTTTGTGCCATTTATTTACTTAATTTTTGATTAATACTTAATAATGCTTTTTCTATTCCTTTTAATACATCAACTATATCTCTTTCAGTCTCTGGGTTTGGTAATGCATCAAATGCTTTTTGTTCTACTTCAGGATCACCACTGTTTAATGGTAAATATCTACTAGTAACATCATTCATTACTTTTAATTCAGATACTGGAACTATATGTCTTTGAAATCCAGAATTACTTGTAACTAATTCATATTCTTCTTTCCAATGTGGATTATGTTTAAGTAAATATAATGTTCTTTTTGGATCTTCTGATTCATAATTAATACTTACAAATTCAGTATATATATCTCTACTTTTTTCTAATTCACTAGGAAAAAATGATACATGTAATTCATCTTTTCCAGTTGGCCTGTATGCCATCTTTGGTATATATAGAGCATTTATATTATTTGATTCTTCAAAATAATATCTATGTTCTTTTCTTAATTCTAATACTTTTGCTTTACGCTCTTCTGGTGTCATATATTATCTTCTTTGTTGTTGTGGTGGAGTATTCATTTCTTCTATTTCCATTCTTTCAAATGCTGCTCTAAAGAATGACATACGTGCATCACCATTTCTTGCTTTAAGAAAGTGTAATACTAATGTTTTATCATCTTCAATGATAAATCTATCAGGACCATAGTTTCTAATTTTTTGTTTAGCTGGACGATTAATACCAATTAAGGTATCAGCATGTTGTAACATTGCATCTGAACCAAATATATCTGATTCAAGTACATAATTACCATATTTACCATCTACTGCTCTGTCAGGATTATCTATATTTCTATTTAACTGTGATAATGCTATAAACATTACTGGATACTCACGTTTAACTTGTGTAAAAAATTCACCTAACTCAAATAACATATCTAATCTATTATTTTGATATGGTGCTCTTTTTACTAGAAGAGTATGGTCAAGAGTTATAATAGTCTTTTCACCTTTATGTTCATTCATATACATGTCTATTTGTTCACGCATTTGATTTACAGTCATAGGTGTAGATATTATATCTACTGGATTTTTTAATCTTTGTTTAGCATATGCATGACACTTATCAAAAACTTCTGTTTCTAATATAGATCCAGCACTACATAATTCTTTATATGTTTTACCTGTAATAGAACTAAACTCTCTAATTGCTGAAGTTCTACCTACCATTTCAAATTGAAACTCTAATACTCTGTATTTTTCTTCTGGATTAAGTATAAATGACTCTCTAATTATTTGATCTTTAATTAGTGTTTTACCTGAA